TATGTCGTTTGCGGCAGATCGACTAGCCTCTTCCACGTAAGCACGTTGCCCAATAGTGACCTTTTGGCGAAGTTGTTTAATTTCTTCTTCGCGGGCCTGAGCAAACCGTAGGGCTTCCTCACGTTCTCGTAGGGCACGTTCCTTCTCACGGCGCTCGTCGTGCCAGACCTTCTTCATCTGGGAGAGACGCTTCTTGACCTTCTCGGAATAGTCCTCAAGGTCGTCTTTATCAAGCTCATCTACTACCTCTTTCGGTAGCGGCTTGCGGCCTCGATCTTCTGGCGGGGTATCGTCCTCGATCTGGATTTCAAGGGTATCTTCAGCGGGTGTTGAAGCCTCTTCTTTCTCTACCTCGTCAGGGAATTTGTATTCTTCTTGCATGGTTTACTCCTTAAACGCGACGGATACCACGGGGATCGTCAACTACTGCTTCCACCGTGTCGTCGTTAATGATGCGGAACTCTCGTCCGTGGATAACCAACCGGGTACCAGCATAGGGACGGGTCAACACAAAGTCGCCTTCCTTACACCAAGCTCCAGTTGGGAAACGGTCCTTATCGCTGTAGCAAAGGTCACCCATCTTAATGACGAATAGGACGACCGTAGTCAGTTCCTCCGTCCTCTTGGTGTCCTCGGCTTTGATAATGCCGCCTTCGTATTCCTCTTCTACGTGCGGGACTGCACAGAGGATTCGGTACCCTTTCGGGTCTGGCAGTTGCGAGGCTTTCTTCGCCTCCTCCTGCGTCTTCTCAATATCAATATTACTCATCGTCGCGCTCCAAGCGTTTTGCAAGGTCTTTGATATAGCCATTTGCGAGGTCGAGACCCTGTAACGCCCCACATAGCCTTTTGTACTCACCCTCATCAAGTTTCCCTTGAATTAGGCTTTCTATGATCAACGTGCGCTCCTCCTTGAGTTTAGAACTCAAGTATTCAAGAGCGTTGGTATAAGACATGTATTACTCCTTGTTTTGCGGTTTCATCTCCCGATTTTGTTGGTCGCGGATATCACTGAGCCGGAGCCGTGCTTCCTCAACCATTTGCTGTACCTCAACGTCGGTCTTGTGCTTCTCAATGTCCACACCGAGACGAGCGGCGTCGAGTTCAGTTCTTGCAGCGATCTCCGCCTGACGGAGCCGCAGTTCATCTTCCTTGGCAGCAGCATCGACAAGATCCTTCTGCTGTTTGCGTTGTAGTTCAGCCTGCTGGATCTGCATCTCCATCTGGGCCTTCGCCTGCTTAGTCTGGGCCTCCATCTGCTTGATCTGCAGGTCCATCTGCTGCATCTGCACGAGCGGGTCCTGAGCCTGCTGCGCTGCCTGCTGAGCCTGAGCCTCCGCCATGTCCTTCTGCAGGAGCTGAGCCGCCGCTGCCGCAGCCAACTGCGAGAGCTGGACCTCGACCTGCGGGGGCAAGTAAGTACCCGGATCTTCCGCGCTAGGCGGCGGGGGCAGAGCAGCACCGAGTTGTTTCTCGATTTCGCGACGATATTTGAACGCCGTGTGCTCCATGATGTGAGCCATGACCGCTGCCATAATCTGTTGGCCCTGCGGGTTCTGTCCGACCGTCTGCATAATCATCGGGTCTTGCAAGAACGAAACGTGGGCTTGGAGATGGGCGTCGTGGTCTTGGTACATGAACGCCTTGGTCGGCTTACTGGTGAGGAAGCCCATGTTCTCGCTGATCGGATCAATCGGCTTAAGGTCATCCGTAATCGGGACAATCTTGTCAGCGTTTCGAACCCCCAACACCTCGATCATCTGACGGTGCAGGTAAGGTAGGTCGTAGAGTTGAGGAGCCGACTGGCTGAGTTGGAGAACCGCCTGATACTGGACGACTTTCTGCGACATCGTTGCCGCGTTGGGGTCCGAGACCGGGATGACATCGACATCATCGTAGTCCGCCTTCTTCGCTTTACGATCACCGACTTCCGGCTCGTACGAATATTCTTCCGGTGTGTAGTCCCGAATGATCCCAGCAAGCAGTTTGAACTCCTGCTTCATCGCGTAGTAGATGCGGGCCTGAACAGCCGACATCACCTTCAGGACTCTTTCTAAGATCGCAAGGGTGGTACCCACCGGAGCCTGCGAGGACATGTCCGAAACCTTCAGGTCCGACACCGCAGCGAAGCGACGGCCTTCCTCGACCACCCGGTCCATCAACTGAGCCAAAGTCTGGCTCGGTTCTTTGTATGGCAGTGGCAGGATGTTGTCGCGGATCGCACCACTCGGGATGTCTACGTCGCGGAATTCTCCCGGAGCAATAGGCGTATCGTCTCCCTTAATTCTAAGCCCGCGTGACTTGAGACCGCCCGGAAGGTTGCTGAGGGTTCCTGCGTCGATAAGCTGCCTAAGAAGTGATGTAGCAGCCTTAGAGTGTCCGCCGATAAGGTGGATGAGACCAAAGTAGTAGAACCCGAAGCCGGGGATGTAACCATAATGAACAAAGTGCTGTCGCTTGGCTTTGAGTTCATCTTCTTCTTTCCAGTTTCTACGAATGGCTAGAACCGTTCCCGTTCCCTTCTCAATCGTCACCACGTAAGGCAGCGCGATCCCCGTCTCGTTGTTGTCATCGTCCACATCCGGATAGCCCGGCAGGTCAATGTTTACGTGCATCTCAAGAAGCTGGAACCGGTCGTCCGTCGAGGCGCTAAAGCCCTGATCTTCGGCCTTCTGCTTCTCTACCTCGTCCATGACACGGACTGGGTCGCCCAAGTCCACATCTCGATAGAACCCAGCGTACTGAAGCTTGCGTACTTCGTTCTCGGTCTTACGCATCTTGTGCGTAACACGCTCTGCTGTCTCTAGGTTCGCCGCACCGTAGGGAACAACGATATCTTCAGCGGGGATATAGACAGCGGTCTGACGGTTGAGCGAGGGGTCAAAGTAGACTTTCTTGAACGCGTTACCCGAGAGGGCAAGGCTCAACAGCAAGCGCTCGTGCTCAGGGCGATACTCAGGCATCTGCTCCGTGAGCTTGTAGTTCATGTCGTCCGCAACGCGGATCGCAGCGTCTTTCTTCTCCGGGGTCTCACGACCAATGATCTTCGTCTTAACGGGGCCTGCTGCCGGGAAGGTCTCCATGATGGTCTCAGACTGGAACTTGACCGCGCTCTCCATGAGCAACGGGTGGAACACACCACAAGCCCCCGGCCACGGTTCAGTCCGCTCTTCGTAACGGATACCGAGGATCTTTAAGCCTTTGATGTAGGTATCGAGCCAATCTTTACGGGAGGCTACGTCCTGCTCGTACTGCCCCAACAACTCTGCCGCGAGACTCTGAAGTTCATTCTCACCGATATACTCGGCAAGGTTGGCGTTAAAATCTTCTGCACGGGGTTCGGCCTTGCCAAACTCGATCATCATCCCGTCAATACCAATCCGAATCTCTTCCGGATCTACGACCTCAACTTCAATCGGGGCCTCTTCGGCTGCAAGAGCATCCAGCCCGAGCGGGGCTTCATAGAGACCTTTATCCATGTTCGCAGCCATTTAAATCTCCTAGTAAAATCCTTCGCGGCGGTGGCCCTTAAAATATCGTGTGGGTTCTGGTTCATCTGAAGGCAGGCGTATAAAGCCCCCTTGTCTAAACCGAAGTAGGGCTAGGGTGGTCGCGTCCACCAAGTCATCGTGGGTGCCAGCGGGAAAATCGTTGCACTCTTCCACAACCTCCCATGCCCAACGCCGGTCAGGAACCCACACAATACCGGAAGAAAACAAGTCCGTCACGGCGTTTACACGCGATATCTTATCCTGACCCTTACCCGGCGTGAATTCTGAGATGGGCACCCCCATCCGACGCATCTCCTGATACAGCGCCGCACCGTTGGATTTCTTTTCCACGATGAAGGTATCCGGGTTCCAGTTTTTATATTCTTCCAGCACCATCGCTTTTAGCTCCGGGAACTCCAGTCTTTGTTTGATGCTGTTTAGGAGGATAATGTTGTAGTTCTGGGTTTCCTCATTTTTGAAGACGCCCCAAGTCAGCAGGGCATTAAAGTCCGACCGGTTTGTTTTTTCCTGAGCGGCGTCAAGCGACATAATGATGTGCTCACACTGAGGCGGGTCGTCTTTCTCCCACACCTGCCACCATTCCCGTTTAATTAACGCTCCCTCTTCCGAGGTCGGCTGCTGCATGTACTGGGCTTGCCAATACCGCACATCCATACTGGCCTTCTTCGCCAGCAACTCGTCAATGTCCCAGAAATCGGGCCAAAGCGGTTTCTCGTTTAGAATGGCCGGAAACTCGACCACTTCCCACTGATCTGCCCCGTCTTCACGGGTCATGTGGTCCACAATCTTGCCCGTCAAATCCATCTTCGACCACCGGGTCATCACCACGATGATCGCGCCTCCCGGCATTAGTCGCTGGACTGGGCCTGACTGGAACCACTCCCAAGCTGGTTCAAAAACATCTGCGCGACCTTGTTTAGCTTCCTGTTCTGAGTGGGGATCATCAATAATGAACAGATCAGCGCCTCGACCAGCAAGAGCACCGCCAACACCGATAGCAAAATACTCACCATTAAAATTAGTACCCCATCGAGAAGCAGACTTGCTGTCAGCTTGCAAAGAGACGTTAGGGAAGATGTCACGGTAATTCTCCGATCCGACCAAGTTTCTAACTCTTCTACCGAAATTGACGGCAAGGTCGGCGGTGTGGGACGCCATAATGACCTTCTTCTGCGGGTATTTACCCAAGAACCACGCCGGGGCTAGGTAGGAGATCATTTCGCTCTTCCCA